GCCCCTTTTTCGACGAGGAGACGCAGGCCTATAGGTACGCTTGTTCATCTCTCGGCAACCTGCGTTTCCGTTCGCCTCGCAACTTCTTTCTGCTCGCCCCCGTCACCGCGGCTGCTTGATCCCCACAAGGAGAACCCAGAGTCATGTCGAGCTTATTCTCTGATCCCCCGTTCCGCCGTGGCACGACGCTGCTCCAGAGCGAGGCCATCGAAATCGATGCCAACACTGGCAACCCGATTGCCGGCGGCGAGATCGTTGGTCAGGTCAAGGTCTTCCAAGACGTTAACCCATCGACCGGCGCTCGCTACAGCAATCGGCTCGTCTACTGCGTGGCGGCCCGCTACACGGGAACGACTGTCAGTGACTCCACGACGGTGGCCGGCGAAGTCTACCTCATGGACTTCAACTACCCCCTCGGCGGTGCCTTCAGCACCAAGGGTACGGCCAGCAACGTCCTCGCGGGCCTCGCCTTCGGAGTGCTGGACGAGTACCTGACCGGCGAGTTGCGCAAGAACGACATCGTCTGGCTCGTCATCAAGGGGCCGGTGGATGTCAAGCAGTCCGCTGCTGCCATCAACGCCGGCGCTCAGGTGCAAGTCTCCGCGACTGCCGGCCAGATCGCATCGTACTCCTCGGGGCTGGCGATCGGTCAGCAGATCGAAGGTTCCAATACCTCGGCTGCCGTGGGCCTCACGCGAGTCAACTTGGTCAGCACTCAGATCTGATCCGAGATTCGCGAAACACGAAACCGATAACAGCTCGCGGCTCATCACCGCGGGCTGTTATTCTTTACGGACATGGAAGAGCGAACGTGCAACGTCTGCGGCGGCACCTATCCTCTCGATAGGCAGCACTTCCGGTGGCGTAAGGACTTGGAAATCTTCACGGCTGAATGTCTCTCCTGCCGCGTCAAGCAGCGGCGAGAGAGCAAGGAGCGTGCGGCCTTCAAGCGGGCCGAGGCTCTAGCCACGATTGAGTCGGCCGGCGTAGACATCTTCCTCCGCTCGGCCCAGAAGGGCGGCTCCAACATTCCGCACACCGCGGAGGTGATTGAGAAGATCTTCCAGTACTTCGGCGGCAGCGGTGGTATGGCCGCGGTGATGGTCAAGCAGTACTGGGACGCCGCACCAGGCAGCTCGGCCCGCAACCGCCTGCTCGAGACGATCTGCCGCATGGTCACGAAAAACGTGGACTCTGGCGGCGCAAAGAAGCCCCTGTCCCTGTGGACAGAGGAGGAGCTGGAGAACGAGCTGAACCAGCGATTTGAGCAGGCTCTGTCTGCTTTCCAGGGGAGAACCATCAATGTCAGACCCGCAGAAGCCCTCCCGGCCCCGAAAGAAGCGGCACCCGAAGGTGAAGCCGCCGCAGATCCCGAACATACCGACGATATCCGAGTACCAAAAAGAAAGCCTCAAAGAACTCCAAAGCGAGCTGCGAGAGCGGAGGACAGAAGCTCTACGCCTCTACAAGGCGAACCCGCAGCAGGAGGAGATCCACAAGTGCCGAGCGAGTGAGATCCTGGTCATCGGTGGCAATCGATCCGGCAAGTCACTCTGCACATTCGTGGAGGACGCCAGAGCCTGCACCGGCCAGGATCCCTATGACAAGTATCCAAAAAAGGATGGGATTCTCGTCATCATCGGGCGCGATTGGAAACACATCGGTCTTGTCGTGGTGCCTTACTTGTTCGGTGTCGGGGCATTCAAGATCATCAAGGATGAGAAGACGGGCGAGTGGCGGGCATACGATCCCGTCGCTGACGTTCACCGAAAGGCCGAGGCGAAGCCAGCTCCACCGCTAATCCCTCCGCGGCTGATCAAGGCCTCGAGCTGGGTGCTAAAGAGCGCCAACTACATGCAGCAATGCACCCTTGTTAATGGCTGGGTAATACACTTCTTCAGTAGTGAAGGCGAGCCGGCGCAAGGATATTCCGCAAATCGTATCCACTGTGACGAGGACTTAAACGACGAGCGTCACATCCCCGAGGCCCAGGCGAGGCTGGCGGATCGTAAGGGTGTCTTTTGCTGGAGTGCCATGCCGCACTCCACGAATAATGCCCTGTTGAATCTCAAGGAGCGTGCCGATTCAAGTGAGCAAGCCCTCGGTGACAAGTCTCCGATCCGGCAGTTCAAGCTGCGCTTTTTAGACAACCCCTATATCGATGATGAAGAAAAGAAGAAGAGCATCGAGCGGTGGGCCGCATCGGGCGAAGACGTTCTCCGCATGCGAGCCGAGGGTGATTTCATCACGGACTCCGTGTTGGTCTACCCCACGTTCGACATGCGGATCCACGGCTACAAGCGAGCCGAGCTGAAGGACGGGCAGATTCCCTACGATTGGTGCCGGTATGCGGTGATTGACCCTGGTCACGCTGTGACGGCCATCCTGTTCGCAGCCGTCCCGCCCACCGAGGATTACTGGCTGATCTATGACCAGCTCTACCTACGCCAGTGCAACGCCCAGATCTTCGGTGAGAACTTTGAGCGGAAGGTCATGGGCTGGCACTTCCATGCCTTTGTGATCGATGCCCACGGCGGCCGGCTCCGCGACATCGGCTCGGGCCGGCTCCCGGTGGAGCAGTACACCGAGCAGCTCGTCAAACGCAATATCCGAAGCCAGATCACCGGCGCGTCATTCCTGGCGGGATGCGATGACATCATCGCCCGCTGCGAGTCCACCCGAAACGCCCTCCACATCCGTCCTATCGGGACGCCGCTGCTTCGCGTTCTAGAGGGTGCAGTCCCAGACCTCGAGCGGGAGATCAAGAGGTATAGGAAACAGGTGAACTACGTTTCCGGCACGGCGATCGTCACCGACAAGCCGAACACCAAGGGCGAAGTCCATTTGTGCCAGTGCCTCGAATACCTCTGCGCATACCGCCCGCGTTACCACCGGCCGCCAGCTCGCTCAAACGAACCCGAACCTTGGTGGGTTAAGTGGCTGGCCGGCCGGAAAAAACGGCTGACAGAAGACGGTGGTTCGTATGTCTACTTGGGGCCACAAGGAGGACGAAATCCATGAGCGAGCGTTGGACAATGCCGATCCCGAACATCGGGGATGTGGTGCTTTTCAGCACCGACTACCGGGGGTTTTCTGACCCAATCGCTGGATGGGTCGCGTCAGAACCGGGTGATTCGACCATAAGCATCGTGACGTTCACGCCAACCGGCTACGCCCTGGTACGGAACAGCGTCCATCACAAGGACGATCCGGCCCTCCAAGGTGATCACGGCTGGCAGGATCTCGGTGCCTGGGACTTCGCTCCAGGCACGAAGGCGATTCGTGAGCTGATGGCACCACCGGAAAAGAGCGAGAAGCAACGTGGCCGAGAAGCTTCCAGCAAGTAATCCATTGCGTCAGATTGTCAGCACTTGGACAAAGAAGCTGAAGGCTGCGCAGGAATATAAAAAGCCGTTCACCGAAGATGCGAAGGAGGCTTCGCAGTTTTACGATGGTGAACACAACTGGATGTGGCGGGATTCGTATGCCCGCGGCGAGCGCGGCTACAACTCATCGATTGCGCCCCCCGCATTTAGAATTCAGCTCAACCGTGTTTTTGAGCTGGTCGAGATCTTTGCCAGCGTTATCTATCACCGCAATCCAGTGCGAACTGTGACGGTGATGGAGCATCCGAAGCTCACGCCAGATGCGTTCGGCATGGACGCCCCGGCCGGCCCGATGGGGTTGACGCCCGAACAGCAGCAGATCATGCAAGTGGGGATGCAGGAAGAGCAGGACGTTAAGAGCAGGAAGGTTGCCTCCCAGCTTCTTGAGAGCTATCTCAACTGGAGTCCCGTCGAGCTGGACTTGAAGAAGCAGGCCCGCCGCGTTGTCAACGAGGCGATGATCAAAGGCATGGGCGTCTTCTGGACAGAGATGACCATCGTTGACACCAGCGGTGACTCAAGCCGCCCTCCGATGCGAATGATCGGATCTTTTTATGACACCGTGGACAACTTGCTGATTGATCCGGATTTTGAAAATCCGGATGACAGTCTGTGGTGTGCAAGGAAATGCGTCAGGCCGATGGCGGAAGTGGCCGCCACCTATGGCATTCCGATTGAGGATCTGAAGAAGCACCTCGAGCGTGACGAGAACAAGCTCGGCCGCGAACCTCGAGGCAAGAAGAAGACATACGAAAACACCAACGAGCTGGTCACGTTCTGGAAGATTTGGAGCAAGACCGGCACTGGCGATCGGCTGAAGGACTCCCCCAAGGACTCTAAGGGCGTCTTCGATAGCCTCGGCAAGTATGTCTATTTGGTGGTGTGTGAGGGTGTGCAATATCCCTTGAATGTGCCGCCGTCCGTGATGGACGAGGAAGTGGATCCGCAGCTTGGGATCCCGCAGAGCCTGGTGGCCAGGACTTCATGGCCCATCCCGTTTTACGCCGAGCCAAATGGCTGGCCGTTCACGCCGCTGGCATTTCATTGGAAGAGCGGATACGCCTGGCCCATCAGCCACATCCGGCCGGCGATTGGTGAGCTGCGGCTGCTGAACTGGGCGATGTCGTTCCTCGCCACTCGCATCGCGACGAGCTGCGAGACAATGGTTGCCGTTCAAAAAGCAGCCGACCAAGACATCAAGGATCAGATACTGGCACCGTCAGAAGGCGGATTCAAGATTGTTGAACTGTCAGAACTGTTGGGCCGCCGCATCGAAGATGTGATGTCGGTGTTTCAGTTCCCACAGGTGACCAAGGATCTGTGGGACATCATCTCCGCGGTGTCCGACTTGTTCGCTCAACGCACCGGCCTAACGGAACTAGTGTACGGTTACACCAGAAGCCAGTTCAGAAGTGCAGCAGAAGCAACGATCAAGAACGAGAACATTTCGGTCAGGCCCGACAACATGGCGAACGAACTCGAGGACTGTATGTCCTTGTTGTCTCGCCGCGAAGCTCTCGCAGCTCGTTGGTTGCTCGAGCCGCAAGATGTCATGCAAGTGCTTGGCCCTCTCGGTGCCGCCGCCTGGGGCCAGCATGTGATGCAGCGTGACATCGTCGCACTCACTCGCGACTTCCTCTATCGAGTGGAAGCCGGCAGTGCGAGGAAACCGAACAAAGCCACAAGGGTGGAGCAGATGCAGCTCGCCGTGCAGACGCTCGGCCCGATCCTGTCTGGCCTGGTGGGGGCCGGTGTCGTGGATCCGTTCAACGCATTGATGAAGGATTGGGCGGGAAGCTTGGATATCGATCCCGAACCGTACCTTGTCCCGCAGCCACAGCCCCCTGCCGCCGCGCCGCCGTCGCTCCCTCCCACCGATGGCAGTGCTGCGGCGGCAGGGGCGCCGCCTCCGCGGCTTCCACCTCCCGAATCCCAGATCCCGCCAGAACTCCAACCACCCGTTGGCTAATGGATAAACGACTCCGGAAACGGCAGTCGAACCTCTGGTTGCGCTACGGGATTACCCTAGCAGCATTTGAGAAGCTCCATGCCAGAAACAAAGGTAGGTGCGAGATATGCGATCTGGACAAGCCGCTGTGCGTCGATCATTGCCACGAAACCAATGCGGTTCGTGGCTTGCTCTGCAAAGCATGTAATTCAGCCATAGCCCTTCTCGGAGATCGTTCTGATGGCGTCCGGAAAGCCTGCAACTACCTCCAGCGACACGATCGACGTTCCCTCGGAGATTCGGGCCGCCGGCCCCAGCGTGGTGGAGTTCTTCGTGAGATTGAGATCCGAGGGGGCGACCGAGC